ATGGTGCGCCTTCTACAGGTGTTGTTTCTATAGGTAGACGGCCCTCATAAGATGATCTAAGTTTTTCTAATGCAGCAAGACCTTTGGCAGTCCCACCCATTACTTTAAATTCATCAAAATCATCTTTGGACCACACGCCTTTATTAACTAACCCCGAAGCCCACTTAACCATGCCGTTAATTCTAGCATCAGCATTGGGTCCCAAAGCTTTGCGTTCTTCTGCCAGATTAGTTTCAAATGCAGCGTTTGACTCTTGATTCATTTCAACCACTTGGCTTACTAAAGCATCTAATGCGGCTTGGCTTACGCCATACTCGCCAGCCCAGTTAAGAACATGTTGCCTGATAGGATCATCTTCAGATGTGCCACCAAACGCAGACATATCATACTTACCGTCAGCGGGTGCTTTATGTTTGCCTTGTGATATTTGTTTACGTAAATCAGTCCATGATTTTGCTATTGCTTCTAAATCTGGTTCTGATTCTTCTGATTTCCAGAAATTCTCAGGCCACCATTCTGGTCGCTCGAGTGGTTCATCGTCTTGCTGTGCTGCTAATTCAGCTGGATCACGATGATCTATTTCTACTGCTTGTGGATTTTCTGAGCTGGCTTCCTCATTTTCGACTGTTGCTGAATCGAGTAGGCCAGTTTCAGGAGTTGCTTCTTCTTGAACACTAGGCTCGATTGTTTCTTCGCTCATTATAATTTCCTTGCTCTAATTAACCTCGCTTCTAAATCTCGAATTATACTATTCTGTCCTTCACGGTAGTAAGCATAGCTTGAGTCGCTCCCCGGCAAGGCAACAGGTTGCTCTAATACAGTATCTCTTAACCACTGCATTAGTTTTTGTCCATCTTTATCGCCTAGAACCTTAAGTGCTAAACGATCTGTATCATCTCTTTGTTGCTGTACATCTCTAACATCAAGCGGCAGCGCTTGATCTAAATCATCCCATCCAGCCATAAATTATCCTTGTTGTTGTGTCATAGCTTCAGCAACTTGTGCTGCTGCTGCTGGATTTTGAGCAGCGGCTTGTTCCATTTGTTTTGCCATTTGTTGCTGCATCATCATACGTTCCATTTGTGTTGTTAATATAGATTGAGGCACACCTAATTGTGCTGCAATAAAGTCCATCATTGCTGGGACTTTAAGCGTAGTCATTGCTTCTGGTCCAGCTTGTGCTGCAATTTGAGCATAGTTCATTACTTTTTCAACTTCTTCCATAGCTTGTGCTTGTGCAAGTGGAGCTGATGCTTGTATTCTAACTTCAAGCCCATTAACTTTTAATGGTAAATCAATCATACCGCGGTCATCCATAACATTTAAAATTTTAGTTACCAATGGAATCATTGTCTCATTAATCAGTCGACCAAATGCAGATCCAAGATTTTGTGATAATTCTTTCATGCGCTCAACAACCTCTGTCGCACTCCTAGCACTCATATTATCAGGTGGTAAGCTTTCGTCAAGCAATATACGTTTAATATTTTGACGAAGATCATTCATAATAATATTAGATACATTAAAGTCACCACTTCTTGGTAAGGGTCTAAGCGATTCACCTTGTGGTCCGCCATTACGCGCCACAGGAATAATAGCTCCCGGCATAATCTTTACTGTGTTAGGATTCAGTACACCATCATCGGCTGCTGTATAAACACCACTAATAGCAAGAGATGCATTTTTAAGTACCAACTCTAATGTTTTATTAAGCGTTTTAACATCTGGTAATGCAGTAATCAATGGTCCTCGACCATAAATCTCACCCGCTACTTTAGAATAACGAGATACAATCCATGGGCTAACACGCATTCTTCGGTACACTAATTCCTGTTTTGATTGTTTATGAATAACATGGTAACAATAATCACCGCGCTTTTGATCCATAATCGTTGCTTCAACTAACTCTACATCGTCTGTTGGCTTTTGATCAATCTTATCTTGCAATTCTTTTGGAATTTTAGCATCAGGCCATTGTTTCTGAATAACCTCCCCTTTAAGTCGAATACGTCTATATACATTATCTACTTGACCATCTGCGCCTTCTTCAAATGCAACCAAGTATTGTGGTACTGGAATAAAGTTAATAGGATTAACATCATCTCCCGGTTGCACCATCATGACTGCGGTACCTACACAAAGGTCTAATAAAAACTCACCAATAGCAATATCAAAGTTAGATTGCTTAAGTGCTGCAAACATTTTTTCAGCATATACATCTAAGGCAAGTTGTGCTTCTTGTCTTCTATCCATTGGTATTTCAGATCCGGGTTCCAACCTACACCATTTACGTTGTGGAGGGAAAATACCTGATTGCATTCTGTTAGCAAAACGTTGTGTAGAATTAATGGCCGTTGAATCAAATACACGATTCATTTTTTTATTGCCACCTACTTTGCCTTCGTAATGACCATCATATAAATTGCGCTGAGGTAAAGCAAACTCATAAGCTTCCTCGTAAAGATTTCTAAAATCTTCTTTCTTAACTAACGCAAGCTCATGTCTTTTTAAAACATCTTCTGCTTTTAATCTCATCATTGCTACCATAATTATCCCTTTTTATGTTTGGCTGCAAAACTAGCAGCAGCTTCTTTACTACCAAATCCCCATGCTTGGAGTGCTTTTTTTAATCGTGTTGGTCTGCCCTTCTCATCTTTTAATGGACCTGACATGCCAGAAAAACGAGCAGCAAAAGATACACGACGACCATCAGTACCAGACTTTTGCGGTGCTTTAAGGTCTCCACCTTCCTTGTTTTCAAAGTATTTACGCCCAGCTTCATTAAGACCTCCGTTAGGATTCTGATATTTTTTAGCGACCATTATTCGTACCACTCTAATTCTAAAGTTGCATATTGTGATGCACCGCTCACATTTGTTAATCTAACTAAATAATTTGTTAATGGTGACAATATATATTCTAATGAACCGCCTTCACCACCACTCGCTTTTTTCTTAATACCACCCGGCAATAATTCAGCAAATACTTCTGTGCCTGTAGCTGATACGGTTGGATCAAGCAATGCTGCTGTGCTACTTGTTTTACTACTTGTTCTATTTCGTTTAACGGCTGTCTTGCTTGTACCACCTGTAGCTGTTGCACCTTCAAATAAATAAAGTTCAGCATCACCGCCACAAATAGCACCAATGGTCATGTGCATTGACACGCCAGACGCAGAAGCAATGACAAAATCAATTGAGTCAGTATCAACTAATGGCGTTCCATTTTTTCTATTCTCATAAAGAAAATAAGCATTACCTTCATGCAACCTATGATGATTAACATCTACCGTAATGAGTGGTCGTTCACTACCAGTGACATGCTGGTCATTATTCTCATCAGCTTGTGTTAGCGTCACAAATCTTGACTTAGTATTATCTGATTCTCTTTTTACACTCAATACCATTAGAAACTAATCTCCAATCCAACACCTCTAGAATCAATACCTTTATGGTGACCTTTGCCCCAATCAACATAATGGCCAGCGCCTTGAATTAATAAATCTACTTTATTTTCTATTATAGGTTGTCTGTATTGAATACCGCCGCCAATAGCTGTCACACTTTTATTTGATGAGCCACCAAAATTATATTCAAGCGATCCGCCTGTAAATTTTTTTAATACAGCATTAATTTGATTATCAGTTATTATTTCATCGCCCACTAAATGCTCCCATAATTTGATCATCAGTTAATGCTTGCTGGCGATTATAATTAATTAACTCTTTTTGTTGTCCAAATTTTTTAATAGCTACACTAAAATCTGTTGTGCGCTTAGGTGTTTGCTTATGCCATTTTGAATCAAACACTTCTTGAGATGCCTCGTTATATTTTCCTGTACTTAAATATTCCCAAGTTTTTTTATGCACCGTATGCCAATTTTCGCCTAACTGAAAATTAACAGACACTAATGCATCTATTAACTCTGGCGTAGCGCCATCAATTGATTTGGCTTGTTGTTGAGCTGCTTTTTTTGCCCACGTTAAATCTTCATGCAACCATTGATCAACAACTTGTTTTGGAATTTGTGTACCTTTAGGGTACATTTTTTGTTCTTCTAGGGTTAATAAATGGCCAACGCCACCCGTCAACTTATCTAAGCTATCAAGGTAACTTACATATTTAACCCCTTCTCTTTCTTTTAAATGCTCAATTAAATTTGCCATAATTGGGTGCGTTGTAAAGATTAATAGGAGGAATAGTAATCTCATGCCAGTCAATCATTTTTTCTTAGGAAACCCCGCTTTCATCATAGCGTAAGCTTTTTCAGAAATAGTTGATTTAGACTTAGGACGACTAATCCCTTTTTTTTTGCGTTCGTTTATGTTGTGATATAAGCCTTGTGATTTCATTTTTTGGCTTGTCCTGACTCAGACATAGCAATGGCAACTGCTTGTTTACGGCTAGTTACTTTAGCGTCAGAGCCTGATTTTAGTTTACCAGACTTATACTCTTTCATAACTTTATGAACTTTCTTTTGCATTTTATTCATCATATTTTTAATTCCTCACCCAACATATTTGATATTAATCCTAACCCTTGTTCACCTAATGCTGGTAATTTTGTAGCTTCTGGACCCATACCCGGAGCAACTGCTTTAGCAACCAAACCACCCCTTGCTCTTTTAATTCTACGTGATGCAGCTCTTAATTCTCCTGTTTGTCTTCCAGTTTCTTCTTTAACTGTTTTAAGTTCTTTTGTAGACAGTGCTTTAATTTTTTCTAGCACTTGTGGATTACGTCCGCCACCGGGTCTATTTAAATATTCATAAAAACTATAACCTGTATTTTGTGCGCGACCAGCTAATTGTGTTGCAAGATCAATTTGACTTTGCCAAAATGATTCTGGTTGAGGAGTGCCGCGCCCACCAGCTTGTTCAATCAGCCATTCATTGTAATTTTTTGTGCTACGTACATCACCACGAATTGCATAAGTTGTTTTAGAGTATGGAGATACCTCAGATGCTGATGTTGTACCACTACCATAAGGATATTTAAGTCCAACACCTCGATCAATGTATGGATCAACCATACCCCAGTTGCCTAAATCTAAAGCAAGTCCACGTTTGAGTGCTTGCTCGTATGTATAGGCAGCCATATTATGCTCCTAGTTTTTCTTCTTCAACACCGATCTCTGGTGTTAAACGTGTAGTTGCTAATAATGATCTTGCGCCACCACGCATTCTTGCTCTTTTTTTAGCTGCCATTTCTTCTTGTAAGTCACGTTTTTCTTGTTGTGCTTCTAAACGCATTCTTTCAGTTTCTTGACGTTGTTGTTCAATTTGCGCTAATGCAGCTGAATTATCTGGTTTTGGTGCGCTAAACATTCCACCCATTACTTTCTCCTCATGATATATGTGTCTTCTTTAGTTACGCTATAATTTTTCATTAACCCTTCAGCTTCGAATCCTAAAGTGTTGGCCCAAGCTACAGCGCGCTTATCTTTGGATACTACCGTAATTTGTATGCGATGTAAATTAAATAATATCTCACAGATATCAAAGAATATTAAAGCGCCCTTGGTCATAGCTATTGGATATCGTCTAGCTGTCTCATGAAATATAGACCACACCTCACCAACCCCAGACCAAAGTATCCCACAACCAAAAATAGCGACAGGCTCGTTATGTAAAAGCGCAGTAATAGTCGGACCAGCAAGAGACTGTGTATTAAGACGGTATTTTCTATTTTGTTCCGTAAGCGATGAAAGCCCATAAATATCTGTTCCTTTAAAATGATCTGCATGATTAGGATGATAATTAGTATAATATACACCCTTGACACTAGGCATATATTTATCTAAATAGTTCTGATCAATTAAATATATCGAAGTCACTATTAGCTACGGTAGGTGCAATTAATGTGCTAGCTGCTAATGGACTCTTGGTCATGCGCTTATGTTCCCCGCCACCTAAAAGTAAATAGCCAAATGCATCACCAATGTGCGAATGTTCGTTTTTGTTTGGGCTGTCTTTAAATCGTTCTTGTCCGGCACCTACACTAATACGTTTGAAATGGTACCCGCCAGATAATGATTTACGTAAGCGTTTGCATTTTGGATTAATTAATAATCCGGGTTTACCCATAATCAATCTTTGCATAGGTGCAGCGGCTGCTTCACGTCTGACTTTAAAATTGTTAGACGCTGTAGGTTGTGCGCGTAATCCAATGGTTCTTAGGTAATCAAATGCAGTCACTTCGTAAATAGCATCACGTGCCATACCCGCTGGGTCACCCCATACCATGACTTGAGCTTTAGGATACTTAGCATTAATCTCTGCAAGTAGCTGTTGACCAAAACGTTCAAGGCCCATATCTTCAGTGACAATCTCATCAAAAATAATCCATCGACCATTGTTAAGTCGTTGACCAATTGCAGCTGCTGGCGTTAAACCAAAGTCAAGACCAATATGTAATGGTTGTGCTGGATCGTATTCAGCATCAGGACTTGACATTAAGTGATCATCATACTCAGGCCATACAGGTTTACCTTCTTGTACATAAGTAAACTTACCTTCTGCATAGCAGCGAACCCAGTCTAAGTTCTTACCACCTAACATCTGTGAGTAGTAACCGCTGGGTAAGTTCCTTACATTCTCAGCTTTAGGATTGAGTTTCCACCAACGACCACTTGCAAAGCTATGATCATTGGCTTCTGGGTTTTCAGGTAAATCTTCTGGGCTGACTTCCATGACACCACCCGGTTGTTGAAAGAAGTCCCACCCGTACTTACCCGTAATCTTTTCTTTTTGACTTAATCGGAACCACCAATGGTCATCATCCATTGGGTTCGTGTCCATCCAGACTCCGTGCCAAGTAGGCCCTCCATCTTTCTTAGTTGGATAACGACCGACACGATGGGTGAGTCCGTCAATGACGGCTTTGGGCAACTCCCTTGCCTCGTTCACCCATGCGCCAGTCAGCTCTAAGGATAAAAGTTTCCTCACATCCTTTGGCTGATCCAATGCTAAGAATATCACTTCACAATCGATGCCCGCAGCATCACCGCGGGAAGGGAGGCGAATGTGATGAGTGATCGGAGGAGTATATAGCATTGGCCCAAACGTATTCTCAGGAAAGAGTTCTTGCCAAGTTTTAATCGTTGTTGTCTTGAGTTCTGGATAAGAGTTACGTACAATAACAAAGCGAGTGTAACGTATGCCATCGACAGGGGATGGCTTTTGCCTAACGGCACGCATCATAATCTCAGCAGCACAGGCGTAAGATTTGCCTGAGCCTACTGGCCCCATCAATCCACGAACAAATTTATTGCTTTGTAAAAAGTTATAGACAACAGGACTGGTACTAAAATCTAAATCAATACCAGGGCCAGCAATCTGTTTCTTGCTACGCTCTTTATTATTGCTCATTTAATCTCCACAGTAACATGGTATTGCTTCTTCATCTTGATCAAACATGTCTTGTTGATTAATAGCAAATTCTTTTAAAGCTTTATAATTAGGTCTATCTAATCTAAAATTATCATGTTTTGTTTCTACTTCAATCCACCAATCAGCACGACTTGGTTTTTCTTTTATTAAACTTACAATTTGATGGGTAGGTTTCAAAAAACAAAGATCACAATTTCCATGCATGGTTTTACCATTCATATTTGGTAATCCTAGATCAAACTCATGGTTAGTCCAAAATTCACCAACATCATGTTTTGTTATACCAGCAACATATAAAGGAACTCTGCTTTTGTCTACTTTGGCAGCACGTCTTGGTTCATCAGCTCTTATACCCATCCAGTCCATATTCTCATTATGTTGCCATCCAATAGATTTTATATATTTATCTATTGCGCGTACTTTTAAATGACCAGTACATGCTCTTGATACTGGGGTTGGTATTGCCTTTGTAGATTGTATGTAAGCTAGAAATGGCTCACCATTGCGAGATGCACTTTCAAAGTCAACTACTTTAAACCTGTGACTTGGTTCTTCATGCCATACATATTCTAACCATACGATCGGAACATTCCATTTCGTTTCACAATCATGAACAAACTGTAATGTAGCTTCCTCTTCTTTTCCTGTATTTGCAAAACAAACAATGGCTTCATCTGGTAATCCATTATTAGATTGTAGAATACGCCATAGCATATAAGCAGAAGTCCTACCGCCACTAAAAGATATGACAGTTGGCTCTATAATTTTAAACGGATCAAACATAATATTGTCCTATGATTAATACAGCTATGACTAAAACAACAACGCCATAAAAAATAAACGCAAATTTTTTATCTTGTTTATTGCTCATCGTCGTCTATATCAGGATGCTTGGCATTAATTAATTGTCGAAGACGTTGATTATCTTGCCATAGCTCATCTATGATTTTCATAACACGTGTGTTATTCATATTAGCCATAGCAAACTCCTCGCGCAACAATTCAATCTCTGCTTTGATTTCCATGGTCTTTCCTCCATTGTTTCCAAAGTTGTAATGTGTGTATTGCTTTATCTATATCTTCATCACCATTACCCTTACGGTCAACACGTACAATGTACTTCACAGCCGTATGTTGCATGGGGTTTAATCCATTCGCCATAGAAAACTCCATCGGCTGGATCTTCATTTGTGCATAGTGATTACCACCTACTTGGGTGTCTTTAGGATTCGTCATTATCAATTATCTCGGGTGCTTTAACATTAATTCCAATCACGGACGGTTTATCTGACTCATCAGGATTATCTAATAGTCCACTTGCTTTTGCTAACAATCTTAGTGTTTGTACTTTGTCCCAAAACTCTATTGCTATCATACCATCTCTATCTATCTTAATTGACTTAATACTTTGCAATGCGTGTTCTGGAATATCTTTACTTGCTTTGACTTGCACATTGCCTTCATGGTCCCATTCCATAACATCTGTAATTTTTGTGTTTGCCATACAAAGAAGGCTGTAC